AGGGCGACTGGGCTTCGGCGGCAAATGAGATGCACGACTCCTTATGGTCGCGTCAGGTTCCAAACCGCGCTTCGCGTCTCATCAGTCGAATGCGCGACCTTGCAGTATAATGAATCGCAGGCAACAGCTTGGCGTCCTCTGTGAGGCCATCCTGCGCGAGCATCTCATCAGAAACGGCTACTTCGTTTATACGCCGATAGGGCAGCAGGGACCGGCTGACCTGATCGCCATCGACAGTGAGACCGGAAAAGTCATTCTGTTCGACGCAAAGACGGATCGCAAGCGGGTGAACCCCGGCAGGACGAACCCGGCTCGCATCCACCGAAAGAGGACTGCGCTGCAAAAAAAGATGGGCGTTCGCCTCGCCTATGTAGACGAGGAGAAACGCACCATCTGGATCAAACCGCCGTTGGATTAAGTCTCTATTCTCCGATCAGAGACACCAAGTCCTTCGGTTCGTACTGGTCGTCGTGCGCCCCGTCTTCCCACCGCTTGCGGGCGGCGTTGGACTTGTGGCTCGGGATCGGGACGGGAAGGCCCGCAGCACCGCGGAGGCCCTGCATGTGGTCGGTGACCGTTGCGCGGTGCAGCCCTGTCTCCTCGGCAACCTGCATGGGCGTCGGGCATTCGCGGTGCTGCGTCATGTACTTCTTGAGAAAGCGGAACACGATGTAACGGTTCGCTTTTCCGGTGATGGTGGATTTTTTGCCTTGTGGCATGTTGGTTCTCTTAGCTAAACACCGCGGACGCGGCGGGGTTGGCTTCGGTAAACATCGGAGGGCTCCTTGGATCAAGTCTCTGTATCAAGCAATTCGTACTGATTGAGATGCAGATCATTCAGGCGTAACGATGCTCCGGTGTACATCTGCTTCTCGACAGCACCCAATTCGCAGAGCTTCTCGATAGCCTGCTGTACCGTTGATCTGCCCTTGCCCATCGCCTTCGCCAATTCCCTACGGCTAGGCGGGCGGTGGTTCTCGTTGATAAACTGGGCGATGGCATTGTACGTCTCCATCTGGACGCGAGTCAGGTTAATCATATTATCCTCCATCAGTTTTGCTTCTTCCAGTGTGTACTTCCTGAAAGCTAACATCACATCTCCTTCACGGTAAGCGTCTGCTGCCGCACGACACGAGCAGGCTTCGCTGGTGTTATCTTTTCTGGCTGCGCTTTGAATACACGCTGCGGCCATGACACGCTGTACTGCACGTTCCCGACCGCGCCGTGCGCCTTCTCATGGCTACCCATGATCTCCTTGAGCGCGGCCTCCGCCTCATCTATCTGCGCCTCCGCTGCCGCCTTGGCACCCTTGGCATCGACAAGCTGACGCAGAAAGAACTCGCCTTCACTATGCACACTCAGGTCTATGTCGTGAGCGTCCTCATCAACGCGCGAATATGCGGTGTTGCCATCGGCGCTGGTCAGGATGGGGTACCAGTCGCGGTCTTCCTTGCGCCGCTCGAACTCGCGCACGGCCCCTGCAATCATGTCCTGCATCTGGGCATCGGCCTGATACACGAACACGCGCATCTCGATGCCTTGATAAAGGACGCAGACCGCGCCCCATGTGTAGCCGGTACACATCATCTGCGCCTGAAGCTGCCACGGCCCGCGATAAGGGGCGGGCTGTGCCTCCGGTATCGCGCGAGTCAGCTTGCTCTCCAAGCATCCCATGCCACTGATGTCGATGTGCGGTGCGTTCACGCAATAGATGCCATTTTCTGTGCTGGTGTCGATAGTGCCGCTGCCTTCGCCGCGACCATCAAGAGAGCAGGCAAGCGCCAGCGTGGGGTGAAAGATCGCGTGGCCCACGTCGATCTCCACGTTCACTAGCCCCAGCCGATTGACGGCTTGTGTGAGAATGACTGGCTCCAAAGTGTTGCCCCAGTGGGTAGCTTCGTTGCCTCGAAAGTCAGAAACATATGTGCCTTCCGTTGCCTCGATGCACTGCTTCAACAGATCGTTCTTCGTCTGGTAGGGGTTGAACCCCATCAGCGCCGGGATCGTTGACGCCGACACGATGTTATCAGGTGTAAGTTTACCGACCATTTTCCATCTCCATTTTGTCAATATTACGAACTGTGCTGGCGTACCATGCGCCGCCCAAGGCAGTCTCAACGCCGATGGCGTTAAAGTTCTCTGCGATCTGGGCGTATGTACGGCCAGCGTTGCGGAGGTCACGGATTGTGCCCCCGACTTTCTGTGCCACAAGGCGGGTGCGTTCTCGCTTGTGGGCGGTGGCGCGTAAACCACCAGCACGGGGATTGGGCGTACCCAATTTGAAACCCCGTGCCTTCTTCGCGGCCAAGGCTGCCTTGGTCCGCTCGGAAATCTTGCGCGCCTCCCACTCGGCGAACACAGCCGCCATCTGTAAGAATGTGCGATCAGCCTCTGGCATATCAGCAGCGACCAGCGGGACGCCGCTTTCCAGCAGGCCGGTGATGAAGTGTACGTTGCGGGCGAGGCGGTCCAGCTTCGCAATCAGAAGCGTTGCCCCGGTGCGCTTGCATTCATCCAGCGCCTCGGCCAGCTTAGGCCGGTCGTTTCTCTTGCCGGATTCCACCTCTGTGTACGAAGCGACTATATTATACGAAGCAACAGCGGCTTGCTGCGCCTCAAGGCCGAGGCCGCTCTGGCCCTGTCTCTGCGTCGATACGCGATAGTATGCGATGTACTTCATGTCCGTCTCCCGTCCGTCTACCGTCCTATATGTAGTCTGCCATCAAAGTGATATCAACCCGGTTGCAACATTTTTTTACGGGGAAGGCATATGTCTGAAATCAGGGCGACGACGCTGAGGCTTCGCGCCACGACCATCGAGATGCTACAGCAAGCGTTGGACCGCTCGCCGCATCGCTCAATGGCGGCGTTGGCTGACGAAATTCTGGACGCGGAGCTTCGCAAGCGCGGGCATCAGGCGGAAAGCGATCTGGACCGCATGATCGACGCGGCGCGTCGGGGATCGTGAGGCCGGGCGGCGGCAGACAGAAGGGCGCCGCGTTTGAGCGCGAGGTCGCCGGGATGCTGATGGATGAACTCGGCATCCAGTTCAAGCGCGAGATCGAGCAATACAGGCAGAGCGATCTGGGCGATCTGCGTCCAGTCGATGCGGCTTTCCCCTTCGTCATTGAGTGCAAGCGATACAAGGACGGCGCGGTCCAGCAGGCGTGGTGGGATCAGGTATGCGCGGCTGCTGACGCGGCGAAGTTGCTGCCCGCGCTGGTCTATCGCTTTGACCGCAAGCCTATCGCCGTGCGGGTGCCAATCGAAGCCTTTGTGCAAATAACAAACGGCGAGCATCATTATGACTGGTCATACAACGTGGACATGACTTTCAGGACATGGTGTATGGTCGCGCGGGAGCTACTGTCGTGAGGCCCATCTACGAGAACGAACGCACCGCAAGGAAAGAGGAGCGCATCTACGAGTGGCTGCGCCAGCGAGGATACGAGCCGCACCATATGCCGCGCGCGTATAGGCTGGACGCCGTGCTGTTCCGCGACGGCGAGTGTGTCGGGTTCGCGGAGATCAAGGGTCGGTCCTGCGACAGCACGACCTACCCGACATATATGCTCGCGCTGGGAAAGGCCGTCGAGGCGCGGAAATTGACGCTCATCACGGGGCTTCCATGCAAGCTGTTCGTGCTGTGGCGAGACAAATTAGGGGTGCTGGATTTTTCCACCCCATACGAGATCGGCATGGGCGGAAGGACTGACCGGGAAGACCCGGCAGATATAGAGCCGTGCGCCTTCTGGCCGATAGCAGCCTTCCGGCTGATGGAAGGATTGAAACGATGAAAGGATGTTAGAATGGGACTCGGATTTGAAAACGAAGGCGGCGCTGGTGGCGGTCGTAACTTTACGCCCCGGCTGAAATGGGACGCGAAAGCGGGCGACATGATCCGCACCGACAGGTATCAAAACGCATCTGGTGACTGGGAGAACGACGAGACTGAGGTGGCGTTGCCGATGAAGGCTGTTATGGACCTCGGCAACATTGAGGTTGGCTGGCTGTCCTTTGCAGGCACGGCCCCCGACTTCCAGATGGTCAAGGTGGGCGAGAAGCTGCCCGCCAAGCCGACCGACGATCACAAGCAGGCGTTTCGTCTGCGCCTATACAGTGACGATCTGGGGCTGCGCGAACTGTCCTCCAGTGCCAAAACCGTGCTGAATGCGATGTCATCTCTGCACGATACGTACGAGGCGGAGTCGAGGGCCAACGCCGGGAAGATGGCGCTGGTTGAGATCGTCGGCACGACCACGATCAAGATCAACACGCCGCAGGGTGAACTGCGGTTCAAGATTCCTGATTGGAAAATCGTCGGGTGGGTGTCTCCCCCGGACGCGTTTGGTCTCGCTCCCGAACCGGGCGCAGCGGCCCAGCCGACGAGTAGCGCAACGGCAGACGACGACGATCTGTTCTAGTTGCGCGGGAGGGGGCGGCAGGCGTATCGTGCCGCCCCCTTTCTATTCGGGAGATGAGACGAGATGACGGAAAATATCTCAGCATATATGGAGCAGGTCGCCCGCCACTACTGGGGCGAGCCGACCGGCAAGCATGGCGCGGAACTGCGCTGGGGCACACACGGCAGCAGGTCGGTCGATCTGCGAAAGGGCACGTGGTATGACTTCGAACTGAAGGAAGGTGGCGGTGTCATCGACCTTGTGCGCCGCGAGCATGGCGCGGGGTTCAGGTCGGTGCCGGAAATTTTGGAGCGGGAATTTGGCATCCCGCGCCAGAAACACGAAAGCCTCAAGCCGCGTGAGTGGCTGTCGAAGGTGTACGAATACTACGACGAGGACGGCGTTCTCTCGTATCAGGTGCTGCGCTACGAACCCAAGACGTTTCGCCAGCGCAGACCGGACGACAAGGGCGGCTGGATATGGAGCATCGCAGGCGTCGAGCCTGTCCCATATAACCTGCCCGCGTTGCTGAAGCGCACGGACGAAACGATCTTTGTCTGCGAGGGCGAGAAGGATGTCGACACCCTCACGAAGGTCGGGCTACTTGCGACGACGAACAACGGTGGCGCTGCAAACTTCAACGAGAAGCTGGCGAAGTATTTCGAGGGACGGCGCGTTGTCTTCCTGCCGCACAACGATCAGGCAGGCGAGCAGCATGTGAAAGTTGCGGCCCCTGTCCTGAATGCGGTTGGGGCCCAAATTCGCGTCCTCCGCCTGCCCGGACTTGCCCCGAAAGGCGACGTTTCGGATTGGTTGCCGAACCACGATCGGGGCGAATTGATCGCACTCGCCAAGGCCGCGCCGGAATGGATCGCCCCGAAAATTGCCGAGCCCTTACCACTTCCGGCGGATGACCCGGCACTGCCAGTCGACGTATTTCCGACGCTTGGCATCGCAGCGCTACGCGCCATGCAACCGCCGGAATGGCTAGTGGAAGGCGTGTTGGTGGAGCGCGCTTTCGCGGCGCTGTACGGCGAGCCGGGCGCGGGTAAATCGTTTCTCGCGCTTGATCTCGCACTATCACTGGCGCACGGGCTGGCATGGCAGGGTCGTGCCACGGCGCGCGTTCCAGCGTTGTATATCGCCGGGGAAGGCGTGGGCGGACTCGGCCAGCGCATAAAAGCATGGCAGGCATGGCACGGGTTGGGCGGCACAGACGCGCCGTTCTTCGTGCTGCCGCAAGCCGTCCTGCTGTCGGAGGGCGGCGACGTGGAACGACTGCTGAGAACCATTGACGCGCTAGACCAGCGTTTCGGGCTGGTTGTGGTTGACACCGTTGCGCGGAGCATGAGCGGCGACGAAAACAGCGCGGAAAACATGGGCGAATTTGTGCGGGCGTGCGACGCCATAAAAAGCGCGACGGGCGGAGCCCTACTCGCCGTCCACCATGCCGGGAAGGATGCGACGCGCGGCTTGCGCGGCAGTAACGCCTTGCTCGGCGCACTGGACAGCAACTTCCGCGTAACGCGGGCGGGCGACGTGCTGGCCTTGAAATGTGAGAAACAAAAGGACGCGGAGATGGGCGACGATCTAGCGTTTGATCTAGCGCACGTCGCAATCATTGGCGGCTCTTCTCTTGTGCCCGTGCTGCGGCAGGGCGGTCCCGTACCGGGCGGCGGTACGGGCGGCGGAGGTAAGCTCCCCGGCGCGGCGTTTGAGGCGCTAAAGGCGCTTAAAAATGTGTGCGCGCAAAATGGCAAACGGGTATCCCGTCAGCTGTGGCTAGACGAACATCTGAGG